TCGGCTCGGAGATCGGCACCTCGGGTGAGAGGGCCACCTCCTCGAAGTCGTCGTACGTGGTGAGCGCCTCGCTGACGCGCTTCTCCCACTGGGTCTGGAGCTTCTCCTGCTCGGCCTGTCCGGCCTGTCGCTGCGCCGTGTCGCGCAACTCACCGAGGCGCTTCTCGACCCGCAACTCCGCCTTCCACTCGGCGCGGGCCTCGAGGTATTCCTCGTAGGACTTGAACTGATCCGCCTTCGGCTCGCCCGACTCGGGCTTCTTCTGCGGCTCCGGCTGCGGGGCCTGTTTGCGCGCCACTTCGAGCTCAGCCTGAAGCCGGTACTTATCGCGGGTGAGGCGGTCGATCCGCTTCTGCACGCCCCGGGGGAGCGTGTGCTTGTCGGCGTCCTCGTTCGCGTCCGGCTTGGGCTCCTGCGTCTCCGGCGTGGCGCTAGCGTCCGGGGCAGGGGTCTGCGTGGTCGTGGTCTCGCCCTGCGCTGGCGCCGGCGTGGCGGTCGTCACGGTCGGGGTTGCGCTGGGCGTCGTGGTGCTGGTCTCGTCAGCCATTGGGCTCCTCGCGCGGTGACAGCCCACCGCTAGGCATGCTCGCTTCGTCCATCTCCATCGGCTCGGGCGGCTCCGGCTGCTCTGGCTGGCCGGGCGACTCCTCGATCTCAGGCGGCTCGCCGGGCTCGGGGACGGCCATCGGCTCGTAGCCAGGACCGGTGCTCCCGAGCGGCGCGGGCGGAGTCGCCACGGCGCGCATGGTGTCGAGGACGATGGCCTGAACCTGCTCCGGCGTCATTCCGGCACCGACGACTTGGAGGCGCTTCGTCTCCGCGTCGTACTCGCGGATCGCGAGTTCGCGCTCCTTGACCATGAGGTCCGCGCGCTTGCCCTCGTACTCCATGCGCTTGTCACCGAGTTGAGCGGCGGCGGACGAAAGCTGGGCGTGGAGCTGCTCCACCTGCTGCCCCATCTCCTGCATCTGCTGCTGGACCTCGGGCGGCACATGCGGGCCCTGCTCTTGCTCCTGAAGCGGCGGGGGGAGCATCTTCGCCATACGCTTCGAGATTTCCTCCGCGTACGGCATGTCGAGAGCCTTGAACATCAGGTCGCCCGCAACCTGCATCATGGCCGGCGAGGACTGGACGACCTGCGTCAAGAACTCGGCCGCCTCCTGCCGCTTCGTTGAGTAGGCCGGTCCGACCGTGACCGTCACGTCGTAGCGACCGACGCCGGGGTTGTAGATGCGCTCGATGACCTGGCCCTGCTCGTCATGGACCTCGCGGCTCGCCTGTGGCTGCTCCGGGTCGATGCGCGCGAAGTCCTCGGAGCCGTCCTCGCCAAGGATTCGAACCACGCGGTTCGTGTCGTAGACGCGCGGGATGAGGTCGATCACGATTCGGCCGACCTGTCGGATCGCGCGGGACAGGTTGTCGATGACGTGGAACGTCGCGATGTCCGCCGTGCGCTGGCGGGCCAGGATCGCCTTGCCGCTCTTCTCGTTCGAGGGCGCGCCGATCGACGCGTTGTACATGCCCAGCGCGGACTGGACGTCGTGCTCCATCGACTGCATGACCGCCATCCACCCGGAGTGGATGTCGGCGGCCTGCTGGCGCTGCGGCGGCGGAGAGTTGGGGTCCGCGTTGTACGGCAGCACCGAGTAGTTCCCGGTATTCGCGGACTGCCAGGTCGTCTCGTGACCCTCGATCTGGGCCGTCGTCGCGACGTAGGGCGCCTTGGGAGTCAGCGCCACGCGCTCGACGAAGGCCGAGGCCGCGTAGTTGTACATCCGCTGGGCGTCCTTCGCCGACCCGACCAGCGACCGGATAACGCGCTTGCCTCCGACGGTGATGCGGTGCCCGTAGACCGGAACGATACCGATGTACCGGGACGGCCACTCGCGCTCCTCGATCACCTCGCGCGCAGTGATCTTGCGCCACATGACCTTGCGGCGCTTCACGGTGCGCGAGGCAGCGTCCTTGATCTCGGTCTCCGATGCCTTGCCGTCCGTCCCCTGCCACACGCGGACCGGCTCGTCCTCGACCGCAAAATACTCGGCCACCCGGACCGTGCCCTCGCGGATCCACGTCCCGACGCCCTCGCTCGCCGCCTCGAAGCCGCATGGGTCCGCATCGGGGTACTGCGCGACGAACTGCTCGCGTGGCATGTCCTCCCACGCGAAGCCGTACCGCGCGTCGGAGCCGTCCGCCTGGGTCGAGTCAGGGTCGACGTAGCAGGAGAATGGGTCCGCGACCTCGCGGATCAGGATGTCCTGCTCGAACCCGTCGTCACTCGCGTAGTCGGTGACTACACGGAGGAATCCGAACCCGGCGCGGGTCGCCATCTCCGCTGCCGTGTCGTAGGCGATGTCGGCCGAGCTCTGGTCCTCGATGTGCCGCACGATTCCCGACAGCACCTCGGCGGTCTCAACGTCCGCGCCCTCGTCTTTCGCGCGAGGCTTGATCGCCGGCTTGTTCTGCCGCGCGTCGTTCACCACCTGGCGCACGTACTGGTCGAGCTTGTCGACGGTGAGGCACGGCCTCGCGCCGTTCGGGTCGTTCTGCCGGGCCCGCCGGACCGCGTCATCCCACTGCTCGCCGAGGCTGAAGGATAGGTCCTCGCGGGCGCGGGAGCGGTTCTCGCTCTCGGCCTCCTCGCAGCGCTTGAAGCGCTCGAGGGCGGTGGCGAGGATCGTGGCGTCTGCCTTGGCGTCGCGCTTCATGCCATCCACCCGGTAGCCACACGCTGCGTACGGACCACTGGCGCCGGCGCAGGCTTCACGGCGCGCCGCACGCCCTCGCAGGCGTACCGGAGCGCGTCGATCACGTGGTTGTCCTTGTCCTTCAGCTTCGGCAGCACCTGGCCGGTGAGCGGGTCGGTCTCGTAGCTGTAGAGCGTGAGCTCGTCGATCGTGTGCTTGCAGCGCGGGTGCACAACGATGTCGTACGCCTGGAGGAACTCGACCCCTTCCTCCACGCTGCGCGCGCCCTTTGCGGCGGGTCCGAGCTTCGAGAACCCGTGGCGCTGCATGTAGGCGATCGTTTCGGGCCGCGCCGAGTCGGCGGTGATCCACCACTTGTCAGCGCCCGGGACAGTCGCGAAGAGGTCGGGCAGGTTGTCGATCTGGCACCCGATCATCCACGCTTCGTGCGGCACGTAGAGCGTGCGGCCGACCGTGTAGCACTGGACGAGGACAGCAGGGTCGACCGCGAAACCCCAGTCCGCTCCCTGGCGGATGATCGCGTCCGCCGGGACATCGAACTCCTCGATGCGCCAGTTGCGGAAGACGCGCGCCTCGCTCGCGCGCACGTAGCCGCCCCTCCAGACGTGCGCGTACTTGTCGGGGTCGCGGCGCTGGTCGTACTCCATCTCCTGGCGCAGCACGTCCGGGAGCCAGGGGTTGTCGCTGTAGTTCGCCTCGACGACCACGCTACCGGGCGGCACGTGCTCGCCTCGGAACAGCTTGTCGATCGGGTCTGTCTCGTGGCGCGGGTTCCACGAGAACCACATCTCAGATCCGTCCTTGCGGATCGTCGGTCGGAGCAGGTCGAGCGAGCGCTGAGACAGGCTCTGCGCTTCCTCCACCCACGCGCCGTCGAAGCCCTCGAGCGACTTGATCGAGTCGGCGGTGTGGTTCTGCATGCCCTGGAAGATGAGGACCCCGCCGCCGGGCGTGCCGATCTCGAACTTCTGGATGCTGAACGACGACCCGACGCCAAGCGCCTCGATCTTGTCCTCGAGGAGCCGCTTCACCGACTGCTCGAGCGACTTCTGAACCTCGCGGATGCAGACCCAACGCGTGTTGCGGTGCATGATGCAGCGCTCGATGAGCGACTCCGCGAAGAAGTGGCTCTTGCCCGAGCCGCGCCCGCCGTGCGCGCCCTTGTACCGGGCCGGCTCGAGGAGCGGGAGGAACACCCGCGGCGTCTCGATGCGCAGGGTGGTCACTTCGCGGACTCCTTGCCCGCGTCGACCACCACGCGCTCGATCTTCGTCACCTCAATGGAACCACTGTGCTCGATCTTCTGCTGTGGCTTCGGCTGGGAGAATTCGAGGCGAAGCTTGATCGCCGCGACGATGGCGCCGGCATTGCGCGGCGGGCGCTTGGAGCAGCAGGCGCGCAGGGTGTCGAGGTCGCCGTCATCAAGCCGGAGGCCCTCGCTCACCTCGGCGATCGAAAGCAGCCGGCGGGCCTCAACGACTCCGTTGGGCTCGCGCTCGAT